GTGACGCCGAGACCGAGTTGGTGGACCGGTTATCGACAGAAAACATCGAGCCAATAATGTCTGAGATGGCGAGTGCGTCGATTAAGTCAAACTGGCCAACACTGAACAGTATGTTGGATGCGAGTCAGGGGAATGTAAACGCGTCAGATCTCGCAAAGGTCTTGGGTTTTGAGAACAATGATCTCGCTCAGATGGTCGGAAAACTTGCGAAGGAGAGATACGACAAGGAGCAGTCAGAGTCAATATCTTCAGCAAACGTGGCTTTTGAGGGGTTGATAAAAGACCCAAATGAGTGGGCTGCTTTTGCAAGTCCATACTCTACCGAAGAAGAAAAACTTACTCGGTTCAGAGCGCTCGCTCAAATGGCGGGTGTGCGTGATTCAGAGCAATTAAGCGCAGACGATATGTGGTCCCGCGTAAATGCAATCGGCAAAGGGGTATTTGCAAAGAACCAAGCCGAATACAAGGGCAATATGTTAAAGACGTATCACGAAGAGCTTGATGCCCAAAAGAAGTACCTGAACAGCGACCAGTATAAGAACCAAACAAATGCAATAACGGGCTTGGTGGGGGAAAGCGGTGATCAGCGATTCGCAAACGATAAGCCATACCAGATGGCAGTCTCAAAAGCGATCCAACAGCTCTTTAATGCGGGAGGCGTCTATTACTTCGATCTATCAAGCGGCACCAATCATTACATCCAAGCCCTGATTGACTACGCAGCGGACAACAAAGAAGAACTGACAGATGGCAAGCCTGTTAATACCTTTGCCATCGCAACACGTCTTCAGCAACGTGCTGGACCAATATTCAAGGCAGCGCAAAATGAGATGCTTGCTGCCACGGGTACGGCTCACCGGCTACCCAAGACGCAATCTGAGTTTATGTCGTCTGAGGCACAGCGCAAGGCCGCATATCTTGTCGGGCCTCAATACATTGACGCAGACACGTACAACGATGAGATCACACAAGGGATTAAAGAAGCGGAAAACTTCGTCAACTCTGTCATCAACATTCAAAAAGAACTTAGCAGTCTGGGTGATGATCTAACTCGGGAAAATTACGACACCAAAGTAACGCCGATCGTGAATCAGGCGGATGAGATGTACAAAGCCCTCGCCCAAGCAGAAGCGGAGATCCAGACATATATCAGTATGCCTGGCCGATTCGGGGGAAATATTCAGGACAACAACATTGAGACGCTCAAGGGCTACCTCCAAACGATAAAAGACATTCAAGCAAATCTGGGGTCTATTAACTTACCAGATCCCCCGAAAGATGAGCGACCAGGATCTGACAAAGACACAGTCCGAAAAAACACCACGACCAGATCTTACCGTCACGGAAATATCCCTGCCGTCAAAGACACGAAACAACGAAAACTAGAGAAACAGATCGCGGAAATCCAAAGCGAATTAAATAAGCTGCAAGAACCGATTGATACGTCTGGTCCGTCTTCTCCGAGACGCTTTGGTAAGCGAATAGAGACATTCCGAAAAGACCGTATTACCAAACTCGAAGAACAACTATTAGAGCATCAAGCGCGTCTGCAAGAATTATTGGAGTCTGAATAATATGCCCACCCTTAATGAACTCATAGCTCAGCAGAGCAACATTAATGAGAACTCAGACCAATGGGACTATGACGTCGAATCCATAGACAAGTCGAAAGTGCTGTCTGACCCTCGAGTCCTGGCGGACATGCGGAGATTATTCGAAGTAGAGGGCGGCAAGTTCGATTCAGATGAGGACATGGTCAACTACTGGTATCGGCTCCAATCCGGTGGTGACACAAATCTTCTGCTCGCTGGACGCCTGTTAGCAGAAGCATCAAACGATGACCAGGAGATGAAGCGCATCAAGTCCCGCCTTGCTCGCGTCCGTCAGCACATGCCTGGACCTGGCGAGGAAGGACACCCAGGGTGGTGGGAATGGACGCGCGGATATGTCGGCAATGCCTTGTGGGACATCACGAACTTCGGGGGCATTGGCTTAGCAGCAAAAGGCATACGTGGCGCAGCGCTTGCGGGCAAGATAGCCAAGGGGAAAACAGCAACTTCCGCGATTGGCAAGAAACGAATGGCGCAAGTGGGCGCCCTCGAAGCCGGAATCTCTGGTGGCCAAGAAGCAGCGCTCAATACCATGGGCCAACTCCGCGATATAGAGATCGGCGTCCAAGATGAATTCGATTATGGAGAACTCGGGCTTGCCACGGGATTCGGGGTGCTCATCGGCGGTGTAATTGGCGGCGCAATCTCAGGCGGAGCCACTTGGTTCGTTGGCACTCGCGCACTGAGCAACATCCAAAAACTCAGATCCGCTGGCTGGCGAGACGAAGACATTGCGCAGCTCGGTGAGCAGCAATTCAAAGAAGCCTGGCAGCAAAGCCTCCCCGCCCCCCATATCGAAAGAACAGTCCCCGGTGACACCATCGGGATGTTTAACGACCCGAGCATGTTCGAAGACGGAGTCCCCAGTGGACGACCGCTTACTGAAGAAGAAGTTGAGAACCTCGACAGGGCTCCGCACTATGGCTCAGACACCATGTCTGAAGAAGAGCTCGCGTTAGGCGCCGGAATTGAACCAACCCGCTCACCGGATTCGGGCCTCGATGCGGAAGAGCGTCTCCTGGCTGAGCAGCGAAGACAGGTAGAAGAAGAACTTGTAGATCTTCGCTTATCGGCAGAGGGGTCAGGACCAGAGTCCACTCTTTGGGATCAAATTCAGGAAGCTGCTACTCGCCTGTCAAATATTAGAAAACTTCAAAACTGGAAAGCCAGGATTCTTCGAGAGCAGGCTGAAATTGATGCAATGCTCGCATCAAACGATCCCAAAAGAATTGAGATCGGCCGCATTCGCACAATCGACAACGCAAAGACGCGAGCAGAATACGAAACATTACTCAGACGAGTCGCGCTAGACCCATCCGAGCTTGATCAATTAGACCAAACTTTAGACCAGCCTTCTTTTCTTCAGTCTGCGGAAACATCGTGGGGAGCTGACAATCTAAATGCCGGTCAAGTTATTGACCCCGCCGGGCCGCCAAAACCACCCGAGCAAGTTGGCCCGCCGAAGCCGTCTGAGCCGGAACCCAGCTCAGACGCCGCTGCTATTGGTGCCAGAGGAGAGCCGCTTCCCGACACCGCTCCCACCACCGACGCCACCCCCACCGCCGACACCGCTCCCACCACCGGTGACACCGCCACCACCACCGCCGATGCGGAACCGGCTCAGACGAAGGGGCGTCCTAAGAAACTTAAAGATACCCACAGACAATACCTGCTCGAAAACAACATCGTTACCGAACAGCAGTTAGAAAAGACGCGACCCCAACGTCTGGCCTATAAGCTGGCTCAGCACGCTGGCCTTGGAGTAAAACGACCAGACGGATCCAATAAGACAACAGAAGAAATCCTGGCGGAATTCGATGAGTGGAAAACGAAGGCCGACGAAGACGCTGCGTCAGTAGAGGCTAACGAGACACCCGTCGGTGAAACTGCGGCAAGCAGTGCCCCCAAGTCTGCTGAAGACGCACTGGTAGCGCTTTCCACAGAAATGATATTGGCTAACCCTGATTCGTTCTTGGATCGAACCATTGTGTTCAACAGGATCGAGCAAAACGGCCTGCCCAAAGATGTGCAGGACGCTATGAAAGATCAGTGGCTCACTATCATGAACCAGGAGCCAAAGTCTCATCATTTCCTAGAAGGCCTTAATGACGAAGATGCCAAGTGGATCAATAGAGAAGTCGGCAAGCGCTGGAAACAGATAGAACAAAACGCTACACCGATGCTCATGGCCAACCCAGCCATGAAAGAGATGTACGGTTCAGTCGATGGATTTCTCAAAGCAGCTCGCGTCCGCTTGGAGCAACAGGTTCGCGCCGACTATCTCGAAGGAAAGATCGGCCCGCGCAAACGTAAGAAGAGCGCAACTCAAACAGCAATAGACAAGGTTGAAGGATCGCTTGGCCCACGCACGGACGAACAAAAAACTTCTGCGGAAATTATTGCAGAAAATTTGCGGATCGCTCGCGAAGCCAAAGCACAAAGAGATCTCGAGCGCGCGGTCCCGCAGGAAGCCGCCCCAGACGAAGGAACAAAGACCACAGCCCGACTTACTGGCGAAGCACAGGAACGCGGTATTCAGGGCGAAACTGAAGCGCGAGCCTATGCTGATTTAACTGGCACCAAATCTCCCATCAAATTCAGGGCCACAGGCACCGAACGCCTGTCTGACACCAAACGCGTCGATACCGAGAATGTCGATGCGCGCAGACAGAGAGAAGAGGCAATAGAAGATGCCAAGTCCCGAGCGGACAAGGGAGATGCCCAGGCAACAGAAGAACTGCTTGAGCTACAAAAGATGGGCGAACGTGTATTCAAACCAGCGTTCGCTAAAAAGGGCCAGGAAGCCTGGTACGACCCCACCACTGGCCGTGTCTTCTCCAACCGAAACAACATCAACGTCGCAAATAAGATCGCAGAGGACGTTGATCTTGGCCCCAAGGTAACGCCTGACGCGGCGCATAATGCTGCTGCGGAGCGCCGCCGCGTAACCCTGGCCGAAGCAATCAAGAACATCAAAGCAAAGATTGATCGGAATGCGCTACTAACAGAGAAAGAAGCAGTTGCGTATCCAGAAATGCAAGATGAACTTGCACGTCTGGAGGCGCGTCTTGGCCCCAAACAAGAGAAGTCCCCAGACAAAACTCCAGAACAGGTAGACGACGCCGAACTGATATATGACGAGGACGGACTTGAGAGCGCGGTAACTCCAGACGAAGCTGGCGCCACCGTTGTTCAGACGGGTCGCAGACAGGTCACGAACGAAGACGGCGATGTAGAGATTCTCGACTCCGTTGCCAGGACTCCAGAAGAGCACACCGTAGCAATCACTAGAGCATTCCAAGACTACCAGGAAAGTGGAAACCCCCAGACGTTGCAAGATGCAATTAAACGCATCAACGAGGAATTCGCACTCGAGGGGACGAGCATCGCGATTCCAGAACCTTCTGTACAACCTGGAGTTCGCAAGGGTGATCGTGTTGTTGCAATCGTCAAACGTGATAGCGACTTGTCTGAGAGAAAAAGTAAACGGGTTATTTCCCAGAACCAGATTGCTGCTGGCAAGGGTTATCGGGACTTGCTCGGTAACGCGAAAGAAGAGGACTGGATCGTTGGATCAGTACCCCGTGGAATAAGCGCGTCTGACCCCAACTTCGCTAAGCACTTCGTCCCAGATACACCAGACGATGCCCCCGCCATCGCAAAAATTCCAGAAGGCCAGCCGGGATCTGATCAGACGTCAATCGACACGTTTGCTGCTCAAACCTTTGAGCTGTTCTCAACCCCGAAAACTGGCGGCCGTGTTGTCACCGGCCCCTTCAGTGACATATACGAAAAAATCCTTCAGGTTGGAACGAAGTATTCAGAATATTTTGATAACGCCGCATATAAAGACGGCCGAATCGTAATCACTGGCTCAAACCTCGACAGAGTAATTTTAGACCTGGGCCACGGTTTCCCAGAATCAAAGAAAGGAGGCTTCGCCAAAACGATCGATGAGCATCGGGATCGAGTGACAATGCTTGAGACCATGCTTGAAGTGCGTCGCCAACTCGCCCCCAACGGGATAAGAAGGCAGGACGAAGATCTTACCCAGGCAACAGACCGCTTAGTCAACAACATCTTCAGCGAGTCTGACGAAGCAACCAAGACAGTTGCGCGAAGTGTTTTGCAGAAACTGTCAATCGCTTACAAGTTGTCCCCAAGTGGCGCGCCGGGCCGCGCCCCAATTATTCAGGCTAACCAAGACGGTGGGTTTGGTTTCGCCCATGGTAAGAACACCATTGAAGTTGGCGACTTAGGAAACGGATACGCACCGAACGCTGGCCGCCTGATTCACGAAGTCGGTCACTGGGCATGGGACAACATCCTCACAGATGCAGACAAGATTGAATATCTGCAAATGTTCAATCGTTACTACAATGAAGACGGATCGCTGAATCTCGCCGCCCTTGAAGGCAGAACGATTGACAATGCGCTTATCCGAACCAATGCACTTGAAGGCCCAGGGGAATTCTTCGCAAGTCAGTTAGAACGCTGGGCCACTCAGAACGTCTACCGCAATGAAATCGGTAATGAAACATTCTGGGTAAGAATGGTCAACTACATGAAAGCCATCTTTGACAGGTACATGGATGGCCGAAGAATTGATCCAGAGATGGAGCGATTGTTCAAGAAGATTCTTCCTGCAAATGAGGCACGCGCCGCAGCACTTCGCGGTCCCACCACTAGAGCAGGTACACGGGCGGGCCAGGCGATTATGAATCGGGCATGGGCGCTCGACGATATTATGGAACGACTCGAGGGCTCACTCGAGGGCGAAGATATCGAGCAATCCCTCTTCGTCCCAGTAGAGTTGATGCACTACCTCTACTCCATTGGCGGTGGTGCAGACGGTAAGAACCCACTTAACGCTGTTGCGCCAATCAAGTCTGAAATTGCAAGAGCATCACGGGAACTCAAAGACGCGCTCAATATTCCAGAAGGTATCAATTTCGATAGATCGATCGAAGTCCTAAGCGACATTGATCCATCTTCTATGGAGTTTGTAAGAAGGACTGAACTCGTCCGCAGGCTCCTCGATGAAGGCATTGTCGCAGAACAGCCAAATGTGCCCATGCGCCCCATTCGAGACATTGTCGAAGACATCAGACAACGTCTTGCCAAGAAGTTTTACAACACAGAAGGCGAGCACTACCGGACAGACAACATGCCGCCTTCCGTCAAGAAATACGCATACAAAAATGCAAACGGAGATTACCGAGCCCCCGGACGCAAGGGCGGCGGTCGTGGCCGGAAGTATGCAGCAGCGGCCAAACAACGAGAGAAGCGCAAGGAGCGCGTGGCCAAGGATCTCGAGAAGGCGCAGAACATGGTGGCCAAAGACAATGGCGCGCCTCCCGTCAACTCCCCAAGCCTGAAGACACTCTCAGACGACGAACTTCTCACGCTTTGGGAACAGCACTCAACCGGCAAATTTGGCAAGCAAATCGCCAATGAGTACGGAGCTCGTGTTGCAGCCCGCCCCCTTCCAGTGGATCCAGTCGAGATACCAAACGAGGTGTTCGAAATGAACACCAAAGATCTTCTCGTTGCTGGCCGAGATGCTTGGCGAGCAGGTGATTCTGGACGACTGCACCAAGTCTTGTACGAGTATGGTCGCCGCGCTCACAACAAGAACAACCCGGACAATAAGATCCAGGCGGTGCGCAGCAAGCACGTCATAGACATTATGACTCGCGAACTTGCGGACACCGTTGGCGATGAGGCAAACGATGGCATCCCCGCAAGCGCCAGGGCAAATGTTCGAGAAATTCTCACTCAGTTCAGCAACCGTAACCCAGCCAGGCAAGTAGCTGAAAGACGGATCATGTACCGCCTTCTTGCGTTGGCCGGACGAACTCAACCGGGACCGGAGCACGAGAATCTCGTCACCAACGGTGACATCTACCGCTTGGCTGATTTTACGGGAGCAGAACGACCAAAACCCCGGCACCCGGATTCTGTATTTACTGATTTTGGAGACCCAGAATTCCAGTCCCTCAGACGATCTATCAGAGAAATAGTTGTCGGGTTGCAGGGGTCGAACAAAGTTGCGAAGGGGCGTGGCCACGTTAAATCGATAACCGATACTTTAGGCCACGTTATCCACTCTGGCATTCTCTCTGAAGAAGATGTTACTGCCGTGATGAAGGCCTACAGGCCAATCAGCAGGACGGACGACATGCTCCGTCAAAAACAAAATTACAACGCGACAGGCCAGTTGGCTAAATTTGAGCGCCGGACTTACGCTGACGAGGAACGTGACGATGCTCTGCACTGGTTTGCTTTTGACACCGCGCGCCTTTTAAATAATTCTGGATCCCAGATATCTGACCCGCATTTAGTCAACATACAAGACAGGACCATTGAGGGTCTGGCTTACGTGCTCAATGGTCAAATCAAAAGCAAAGAGCTAAAAGCTAAATTCCCAATGCTGGACGCATTCGGCGATATGTTCGCCCCGTTGCGTGTCGGAGGTAAGCATCCACTACTTGATACCCTTGGCAGACGCACGGCAATTCCCCAGGAATATTCCGTTGAATACGTCGGTCAGCTTTTGGAATCAATGACCCCACAGCGGTTTGATGCGGTCATGTCATTCGTTGGGCGCGGCATAGGAAGAGCGAGCGACTCATCGCCCGTAGTCTTTTGGCACGGCACAGCCAGCGGACCGATCGAGGCCACCCCCGAATTTAAAGTAAACATGTCTGATTCCGGCTCTGTCTGGGGGCCGGGCTTCTATGTCACTTATGGCGAGAACGCCAGGAAGGCTGCGACTTTTTACGCCAGCGGTGCTGTTTCCAGCCGTAGCTACGAATTCCGCATCAGAGACGCATTGGAGAAAGGCGCCCTGACCGACAAGGAAGCGGAAGAAATGCTCGGTGTCGCGCTCGATCTGCTCGATGCCCGAAATGTTATCCGGCACAACAATGCCCTGCTTCGCCGAATCGAGCAGGAGATCACCTACGAAGATCCCAGCATGACGTTTGAGGATCTCAACAAGAATTCACGAATCGCCAGAAGCATTCGTGAATCTAAAGAATACATGCGGGTCGCTGGCGATGTCGAACGCTTCGCGCAAGACATGCTCCGCGAACACGGCATTGGCGATGACCCCCACATGATCCCGATGGTTGCCCACATTAACCATCCAGTTGACTTCAGAGATGCTCGGTCTTACGACATGAACAGCCCCCTGATTAGAGAAATTGTAGAACTTGGATCAACGATGGGTGTGCTTGATTCATTCGCGCTGCGCCGAATTGACGCCAACTTCAGCCGACCACTAAACGGAAGCGACACATACAAAGCGCTTGTCGACGCATTTCACGCCAATCAAAACTCGCTTGGCAAGAGACACGCAAAAGAACTTCTGGCCAAGTTCCTGAAAGATGAGCTTGGCTACGATGGGATGACATACACGCACGGTTTTGTTGACCATAATGGGGATGAAACTCTGTTTGATGGGGCTGTGGTTTGGGATCAGAGCCAGGTCAAAGCGCTGACAGCAAAAGAGTTTGACGGCACGTCAGACGTATTCAGCCAGCACGTTATTCAACCGCGAGCTGATGTGGTCGATGGCGTAACCCCGAACGGCATTTTGATGTCCGCACACATCGCAGACGCCCGCGCAAGAAACAATGCGATGAACTTCTCTGCAATCGGTAACTCCCTGGAAGAAGGAGGCACATCGCCCCGTCTGGTCGATACGATGCGGAATATGCTTAAGGGCAAGAAAGCCACCGACTCTGATATACGGGAGGTGCGGAAAGTTGCTCGCGGCTTGCAGCTCAGAACCAACTCCAGTCGGATCCGCGCTTGGGGCGGCAATTGGTTTGCTGACTGGGTGGCCCCAGTCGAAGGCACCGGATACTATGAAAGTCACCACATCATGCTCGCTGGCAAGATCATGCCAATCATCAAGCGCTTGAACGACGCAACTTCTGGCCACAATGTCAAAGGCGCAATGAAGAGATGGATGTCGAAATCCAATCCGCTATCCAAGAATATGACGGCGGAAGAAGAAAAAATTGCGAAGGCGCTCAGACGGGCTCCGGGGAATAAATACGAGAAGTCGTTGACCCCCGCTGGTCGAGAAACACTAGCAATGATTCGCGGTATGTTCGCCGACGAGATAAATGAAATGGAGAAGGCCGGAATCATTACTGGCCGAATCGAAAACTACTTCCCCCAGATTTGGAGCACAGAGAAGATCCGTAGAAACATGGATGACTTCAGACGGGGGATGGCCAGGTATTTTGTCCACGAAGCTCAGGACCGTGGAGAGACATTATCAATGTCTGATGCGCTACACCGAGCTGATGGAATGACTGAGACGCTCCTGCTTGAAGACGGCATCAATCTCCCCCCCGCTGGCGGTGGAAGTCGGGACAAGGTAACTGACCACATCGACTACCAGAGGCTGATCCGTCTGGATCAGTACCCCGAGATGGTTGATGCGCTCGAGCCCTTCCTCGAAAACAATCTGCGCGACGTGCTCGTCAAGTACCTTGATGGCACAACATCCAGGCTGCTGTTCCACAACAAGTTTGGCGTCAAGAACCACGGCTTCTACGCATACAAGAAAGTCATCCAAGAAGGCGAAGAAGGAATCATTGATCTTCTCGTTTCTGACTCAATCAAGATGCGTCCCATTAAGGGAAGAGTCGGGGGCGAGGCTGTCGTAGAGCACGCTAACTTCAAGCACCGGGTCATCAACGCACCTTACAGTGCAGAGTCACGAAATGACGCCGCAGTTGCTGTACGTCAAGCAATGGATCTGTACCGCAACCGTGGCGCTCTCGCCGCCAAGAAATATCTCGATGATCTGTCTGAAGAGCCGAACCCGGAATGGGGTAAGCGAGTCGATGCGATTGTCGCTGCAATGAAGATTGTTCAGGAAGATCCGGTCATCCATTCTCAGGAACTCGATCACATCGAAATGATGATGAACGCACTTCAGCGTAAACCCATCGATGGTGGCAGCCGGTTCTTTGAGCCCCAACATAACTTATCGAAGAAGGCGCGCAACTTCACCGCAGTCACATTGCTTGGATGGACGGCACTGACGTCTACCACTGACCCGGTGCTGCCTCTAATCCGTTCGGGATCAATTAAGGCTTGGCTCCGAGGAATGCGTGACTGGGCCAAAAACCCGAACTACCGGGACATGATGCGCGAATCCGGCATAGCCATCGAGAACCTCGTGCATGAGCGACTGGTTCACCAGTACGGTGTGGACGGATCGAAACTTGCAACATCTTTCTTCAATGCAACGATGCTGACTCCGTGGACTCAGATGCAACGAGAGTGGGCAGGATTGGTCGGATACAACTGGTTCAAGGCCGAGCAGAAAAATTACTTCCAATACGGCAAAGATAGTCGACGAGGTAAGAGAGCGTTTCGTGTTTTGAAATCGTACGGCCTCGAGCATCTGATGAAAGATGGCGCCTACCAGCTCGATACACCGAACGATATCGGCTCAGACGACGCTCTAAAGATGTCGCTGATTAAATTTGCTAACCAGTCCATCTACGCCCCCAACCCGAACGACATCCCAATGTGGGGTCAAACACCGATCGGGGCTATGGTGTTCCAGTTAAAGTCATTCCCGATGATGATGGGCCGTATGGTCGGTGGACGTAATGAAACCACGGGGATCATTCAGGAATTCAAAGCCGGGAACAAAACCCCCCTGCTCTATTTCGCGGCGATTGCCCCGTGGTTTGGTGCCGGATCACTGGCAGCCAAGGATTACGCGCAATTCCGTGGTGGCGATACCGAACGCGAGTCAGCCCTTCGAGAGCGATCTCTTAACAAGTCACTCGACTCGATCGGCTTGGAAGAATTAGCAGAGACGCTCGGCTATGATCCGCGCCTCCATCCAGACATGGACGCATGGCTCGGCAACTACGTTGAAGGCTTCGGGCATCTGGGTGGCTTGTCGTTACTCGGTGAGTTGATGCACAGCGCTGCTGCCAACGCAGACAACGGGCAGTACGGCGTGAACAGAATCATGTCGGCACTCCTTGGCCCCAGCTTCAGTCACACACAAGGAGCGATTGAAGTATTCCAGGGCGCTCACTCGATGATAAGGGGCGACGAAGCACCGGGGAAACGCAGGGCAGCGGCCAGACAAGTTGCCAGTCGCATCCCGATTCTTGGTGGAATCCGGGCGTTTAGGGAAGGTGTTGTGGATTCAGTCGCAGGAGAAGCGACTGCTCGGAAAAGCAAATCAAGTGGAAGTTGGGGATCTGGCTGGGGATCTAGCTGGTAATCTCGTCTGAGCCCATCTCTTCCCTGAGCTCTATCGTAAGACGAGCTGACAGAAACGCCGGGGTGCCCTGCCCCATCCACGCTCCTATGACGTTGAACTCAAAGTATTCGATCGCTTCTTCGAAGGCCATGCCATCGGCTTCAAGCAGTTCAATACACTTCTCTTCGTCCAGCAAGATAAACGTGTCTGAGAATCGGCGGACAACGCCGATGACTGCGGACTCAAACCCATCAGGCACTAGCATTCGTGTTGTGCTCCCGTAGCCAGTCTGCATACTCCTCTAACGTCAGCCCAAATTTCTTGTCGAACCACCTGGCCCAACTAATGCCGGAGGGCGTTCGTTCGAACCGTCTTTTCCAGGCGTATCTCGCAGCATGGTGCCGTAACTGTAGTTGATCCTGTTGATATTTCTGTTTATCGAAGGCCACACTTAGCAACAATCAGTGCCCAGGCTTCACGCGCCGGGGCTTCTCTTATATCTGCATCTGCTTTCAAGTCAGCAAGTTGGTTCTCCAACTCTTCTTTATGTTTGAGCAAGTGTCTGACCTTGTCCTGCGCCTTCTTCACCTGACCTTCGTTGTCTCCGAACATAAGCCATTGCAATCTGGCGCGAACACTGCTGATTTCGATGTCAATCTTGTTCAACTGTTTCTTCTTATCCCTGTAGGCAATAACGGCTGTCTGCCATTTATCGATCAATTCTTCTGTGTTTTTCATTCGAGCTCCAAGGGGTAGTAAGCGTTGTACTGTCCGCAAGTTGCTTCAGCAGGTTCATCGTGAAGTAAGCACCACCATTTTTTAAAATGGTTTGGCTTGTCCACGGGCACTGCATTTTCGCAGGTAACGCAGGTCTTAGGAATATCCGCCTCAGACGGATTCCAGCATACCTGCTGCCTGAAACACATTCGACATCTCCAATCGTCTGACGATCTCGAGATCTTCCTTGCCTGGTTGCGCATCACGACTTCGATGCGATGCTGCATATTCGAAAAAACGAATGGGTCAAAGTCGATGTACTCCGCATGGTACTCGGACGTGTTCTTGTTATATGCGATGAAAAACGATCGCTCGAAATTTCCCAGCCCCATCATCAACTGGCACTGAGCCACGTATTTGGGGTGACTCTTTGCGACCCCATGCTTCTTAAACTTCTTCCAATTAGAGTCATTCATGCTTTTGACTTCTAACAAAAGCAGCTCTTCATCAATGACGACTCGACCATCCATGTGAGCACGAACGTGGCCACCGTGATCGGTTAATTCATATTGCCGTCCAGTGATGTTGTCTTTCTCAAAAACATCCAGACCTGCTGTCTTCATGTCGGCAACGACAATGTCTTCAATCTTGTGCCCAAGCAAAAAGATTCGCTTAAGTTTCGGGCTTATCGGATCTTCTGGGAAGCCTCGCAACGAGTACGCCAGATATGCCTCACACTCATTTCCAATAATCGAAGCGCCAATATATTGGCGAGGGGCTGACTCCTGATGTCGATCCCAGGCATTGAAATTTTCGAGAATGTCTTTGATCAACATAAAAAAAGGGGGGCGGTTTCCCGCCCCCCAGTGGTCAGGCGAAATTCAACTCGTCGTTAAAGAGATGCGAGTCATCATCGGGTGAGGAGGAGGCACCCGAAGATGTGGGAGGCACCGCACCATTCGCCTGATAGTATGTCTTCACCTCGCGCTTAGGCCCATACACATTGCCTGTTCGGGGATCTTTGCGTTCCTTGCTCATCCCGACCGACACACCAACACGCAATCCAGACAGTGTCGATATATCTCCGGGCTTATTGGGGTTGTCGTGACCCCCGAACTCGAGGATGGCCTTCAGTTTTTCCCGGCCAATTTTTTGAGCGATATCGCTTTCATTCTGGATGTTCAGCCAGTCGGTGATGGTGCCAGATCCACCTTCATCTCGGAACTCAACCTTCAGTTGTCGCCCCCGACCGCTCTTGGTCTTCACGATTTCGGCGTTAATCACCGAACAGTTGTAGTTGCCGGGTTCGAGGATCGCACTACCACCACGAACATCAACATTACCCAAATCTAAATCCGCAAAGCCTGTCCACTCACTCATGATTTCTTCTCCTGTTTCTGTTTCTGCGCCTCAGCTTTGGCGCGTTTTGCCGTCTCAACCCACTTCCCATATTCGTTGTCGTCCATAGACATACGATCGAACAGGGATATGATGTTGTCGCACCGCTCAACTGGCCGAAGCCGATTGCGCGGATCGCGAACTTTTCCGTGCCACCCCTTTACTTCTTCAGTGATGATGAAGCGCTCGATATGCACATGCGGTGGGTCGCCCGTCGTTCGGCGAATCCCGCACAACACATGATCGAATAGCGCTGGCACCTGCTTTGCCACCTTCTTTGATTTGAGCAGTGGCCAGTAATGCGTCTGGTCATTGTCGTCTTGCTCTTCAGCAGCAAGCGCAGTGATATAAATGTGCATGGGCAGATCACGCACATACTTCATGGCTCCAATAATTTGGGTACTGTGCGCCCCGTACTTCTCGAAACCGTTGCTGCCAAATTCTTCTTCGGCCCACGCCATACATCGATCAGACAGTTCGGTAAGACTATCAATACAGAGCCACTTGTACTTCTGTTTTTTGAAGTCGGGGGTATTCATCATCTTGATAATCCCCTTGAATGAATAGATCCCCTGCTCAGGATCGTTGACCCCGTCCCACGACGAGAAGTCCAGGTAGTCGATGCCACAGTCCTCGATCGACTTAAGCCCCGCTTCACCACTAATGATGAACCCCGGCCCCAATGACTCTTGAAGGTATCGGCATTGATAAGTCTTGCCGAACCCATGATGCGCCACTAACAATGTCTTGCTTGCTGACGCCACAGAACCGTCATTCGCTTTCTTCGGTTTGAACATTTTTCCCTCCCACTTCTTGGACGGACACTTTCGCCCCGCCCCGTGTTATTGAAAGAGCATCAGTGATGCCCTCCTTCTCTTCTTCATCGAGCCTCTCGTACGCCTTTCTCGATATCGAATATGTAGTTGTCACCCACTTCGGGGGCACAGGGCCGTATCGTTGTTTGAGTAACTCGGTATCCCAAGTCCATCTGGCCCCACGTTTACAACGCACGAGGTATCCGTCAAGATCCATTGACCAATCGCCAATGTCCCTCGGGAATTCCTCTTTTAGTTCTTCGTCAATCTCGCTGAGGCGCTCTTTCGCAATCTTGATTCCGCGCTCAATATTCAGACGCTCGCGACATAACTGTGCCGCAGGGCTGAGGGGTTTCTCTTCCCCCCCTCCTGGCTCAAGATAGTCCCAGTCTTTCTCCATGATGCTCCCCCTGATGCTCTGCGTCACACCTGACCGGGTGTGATTTGGATGCGAGTAGTGTATCATATACCGAACGGAGCGCAAGCATGAAACGACAAAAATTCAACGTGGCCAGATTAGTCAAAGACATGGGGGGGGCAAGCGCCGTGGCGAATCTGCTCGGCACCCCCCGGACCGCCCCGTACCGTTGGATAAGGCATCGTTATGTCTCGAGTCGAATGCTGGAAGCTCTGAAGTGGCATCACCCAGACTTAAAAATCGACGAATACTTTGAGGACTACGACAACGATGACAACGATGACAACGAGCACAACCCAAACCTGCACTAACACACTCGACTCAGCGCTTGAATATCTTGAACGGGGATGGTCAATCATCCCCGTTCGCGTTTCTGGGCAGGGGAAGAAGATCCCTCACATCAAATGGAAGGAGTTTCAGACAAGACAAGCAACCCCGGAAGAAGTCGAATCCTGGTTTACCCAGTGGCCAGATACAGGCATCGCCCTTGTGACAGGCGCGATATCCGGTATCTATATAGTTGATTGCGACACTATCGAGGCACAACGAGAAGCTGATCGAATCGGCCTGCAAACCTTCATCAAGACCCGCACCCAACGGGGCAAGGAAGGCTGTCACCTGTACTTCGAGCATCCGGGCGACGGCAAGTTGCGGGGTAACAAGGTAGGCGTCAACGCTGACGGGGTCTCTTGGCCCAAGATAGACGGACTCGATTTCCGGGGCGACGGTGGCTATGCCCTGCTCCCCCCATCCAAGGGGTATGAGTGGGACATTCCAGTGGGCATTAGCCCAGACGATATGGCTATCTGGACAGACCCCCAGATCACGGCCAGCGTGGTGGACATCAACACGCGGGAAGAATTCGACCTATCCAGCCTCGATCTGTCGTCAGTTTCAGCTAGGAACCACATCCCAGAGTGGGACAAGACATATCAGTTTGTCAGGGATAAGTTCCCCACCACCCTGAAGATCCCTTCGGGCTGCGGTAACGGTCGCAATGATCGTGTGATGAGACACATCAGCGACTCAATTATTCGGGGCTTTTGGGGCGACGAGCTGCGCGCGAAGGGCCGGTCATTCATGCGGGAGTTCTTCGAAGAGCCTCTCCCCGAACCAGAATTCCTCGCGACAGTCGCCTCGATGGAAGCCGCTGAGCGCCGTAATCACCCCGAGCGCCTAGAGAAACACGAGAAGCCTGCACAACCCTCGTCTGACATCGTGTTACTCACGGAGAACGATGCTGATCGCCTGATCGGGGAAGCCTCGAGCCGTGCCTATATCGTTGAGCCATGGCTCTGGCCCGAATCAATCACCCAAATCCACGGCTATTCCGGGTCGGGAAAGTCGATGTTCCTACAACACATCTTATATGCCGCCGCCACTGGCCAAGACCGCTTCGGCCCCTACCTCCTTGGCAGACGGGCTCGAGTTCTATATCTCGATTTTGAAATGGGGCGAGGCACAATCGGATCCCGGCTCAAAACACTGGAAGGAATGTATGGGCCAAGTGAGGGGTACTACCAGGTCTGGGCGCCCTTCTCAGACGAGGACATGGACTTGAAAAAACCGGGGGGTTTGAGCCGCCTGGATACGGTCATCAAAGCAGCCAACCCTGAGATTGTCGTTATTGATACCAATCGCTCTGCCTTCGTGGGCCTGGAAGAGAACAGCGCTGAGGGCTGGTCGTACGTCAACAGAGTGCTTCTCAGACTGCGGGACATGGGGCTGGCAGTTATCTCGGTACACCACAGCAACAAGCCGGGTGAGTCAGGCCTTGGTCGGGAAGCCGGATCGACCGGCCAACTTGCGATTCTCGACACCCAGATCAGGGTCGCGCAGGTCTATGAAGACGAGACAACAGCCAAGCAAAATGCGGGGATCTGGGATGCGTCGTACAGCACGCCTGTATTCCCCGCTATGAGCCGTTCGCTGTCTGAGGACTTCGATCTACAGATGGTGATGGAACTGCGTTACAGGAAGGTACGGGAGTGGACAGAGCACCATGAGTGGGGCCAATGGGTTGGGTTTGGGGTGAACCATCAGGACGAAAGCCGGATGGTGGTGGGTAGCCGAAGCCCCCGACAGAAGGCTCAGGCGTTGGCGAGTCAGGGCACACCCTTGAAAGAGATCGCAAAGACCCTCCATAAACCGCTCAAAGCAGTTAAGGAGTGGGTCGGATGATCCGGGCGTCAGCAGACTTCTCGAGGGGCGCGCGTTTTGGTCAACTTACGATCTTGAGAAGAAGCCCTGCTCCGAAGTCTGTTGGGGCAAGACTCGGAAGAAAATACTGGCTCTGCGCTTGCGACTGCGGGAGATCTACAATCGTGCGTACAGATCAACTTACCAGTGGCAAAAAACAATCGTGTGGTTGTACGAAATCCTGAGTGTTCCGTACGAAGCATTCACCCCCGCTACCCACCAGTGACCAGACCTTCTATCCGACGTATTTAACGTGAATTTCAGGCAGCGGGGGTAAATCTATTCGGCTGGCGCCTGTTCCTGAGTCTGGTTGCTTGAGCCACCAGTGGCATCAGCATCGCTCGATGCGCCACCACTGGTCGATCCCACTTCTACGCAACCGACAAGAAATACGTGGGCCAGAACGATTGCCACGGCCCCGGTCATGTAGGTAATTGTCCAGAATTTCTTTGCTAGTTCAGTCATTGGTTGAACTCTCCTTGTGCGTCAAATGAAACCCAGTGTGGACAGTGTGATCCCCGACAGTTGCCGACAACCTGGCTGCGCACCCCGATAGTAGAAACACCGCTGCCAAAGTAATGTAAAAAACAACGATGAACTCCCAGCTAAAAATCTTCGAAATCATCTTAATCATTTGCTCCCTCAAAAAGCCGTTGAACATCTGCTTATCCGCTAGTGTTTGATCATTTCCGGCGTCCGCTAGGGAGCCGGAAATCATTGCTCTGGTGTCCTGCGCTCCTGAACGGCTTTTTGATTTTGCCTGACTCATTGCCACGAGTCAACCTTTGGGTGTACTTGGGGTGCTTGTTGGGTATAATTTGCGCCCATGCCAAAGAAAATCCGCATCTCAGATGCAGATATGAGCTGGCTGCGAAACAACCACAACAACCACACCTACCCTGAACTGGCCAAACGCATCGGCGTTTGCACTGATACCCTAAAACGAATATTGGTCCGAGAAGGACTGCAAGATTTCGCAGGCGCCAAGTATCAGTCAAGCAGATCGAAGAAGTCCGTCAACCACTGGCGACGCCCCTGCCTTCGCTGCAAGAACACCAACCCCCGGCCAAGGATGCAGTTCCTCTGCGACCCCTGCAAAGCCCGTGGAGATTACGATCCATGGGTGTGAGCGGAAGAGGCGCCAAAGCCAAGGGCGATAAGTTCGAGCGCGAACTGGCCGCCTACATCAACGAGGCAGTCGGCACCGACGCCAAGCGCGCACCCCTCTCTGGCGGCGGGTCTGTCTTTGCCTCCGGCGGCGCGGACCTCCTTGGCGTACCAGATCTATTTATCGAGGCCAAACGGGTCGAGCGCCTCAACTTCCTAGACGCCATGCGCCAAGCTGAGCGTAATAAACTGGCCACCAACTGCCCCGACATAGCGATTGTCGTTAATCGACGTAATCGCCAAACCACTGGCGAGTCATTGTGCGTGCTCAGATTGGACGACCTGCTCCTGCTATACCGCTACTATCTTTCCAGGGACGCAACAACACAACAGGAGAACTTAGATGCGGTCACTGAAACTGGCAGACACGGGCGACAAAGTAGTGGGTCGAATTTTGAACCAAAAAGAACAGGCCGCTGGGTCAGCGATGTCAGTGATCGAGGAACTGAGGGAACAGGTAAAGAAGGGGGAGGTGGTGGGACTGGCGGTGGTGGCAATTAACTCAGACGGAACAACCAGCTCGTGCTGGTCGTCAGCCTGCGCTGAGGAGAGCTACAAGACCATCGCTGCGTTCGACTTCTTAAAGATGCGATTCATGGAAACCATGTTCGAGTTTTGAATGCCCGACTGCGAAATACAACACGAACTCGTCTGCGTGGAATGGATCGACGCAGAACAAGTCAGCGGTTGGCATGACTTCGACTCAGACGAACCAGTATGGATCATGAACACCTATGGAATTCTCATTGGAAAGACTGAGGACTGGATTATCCTGGCCGACACCCACCTCCCGCCAGACACTTGGGGCGGGATTAACAAGATCCCAGTTGGCACGGTTGAACGAGTTACGAAGATTCGAAGCAATGTCAGATGTGGCTGCCACAAGACGGTGGCACGCAATCAAAACACTGGCTCATCAGATGAGTCACCCCCCAATTTTTCCTTAGATATCCAACCCTCAGACGGGGAATAACACCATGCCAGTCAAGAAAACCAACGGCGGATACAAGTGGGGAAGCAAGGGCAAGACGTACCCATCTAAGGCGCAGGCACAGAAACAGGCCCGAGCAGCATACGCCAGCGGGTACAAGAAAAAGAAGAAGTGAGTCTTCGCCCCCCTGGCGGGGGCTCAGACGGGACGAAAAACTTTACATAAGGAGTAAGAATAGAAACATGGCTGGATACGGAAACAAACCAGACGACGGACGCACCCCTCCGGGCACACTTGGTATCGGGTGGGGCGAAGCGTTGCAAGAACTCTATGGCGGGGGCAAGGAAATGCTCCAAACCATTGGCAAAAAAGTTCAGTCTATATACCAAGTAGATCAGGGAGGGGTGAATCTCGCATCTGAAATTAAACTTCCAGTTATGAGGAGGGTTAAAGAGGGGTGGAGTAAAACCGTCTTTGGCGGTGGCGCACCACTCGAAGACGAGCGCAATCTCCGTCAAGCCATGATGCAGTATGCCCCAGGGAGGCACGGAAGTTTCCCGATCCCGGCGAATGAAAGATACCCCCAC